CACGCTATGGCAAACTAATTGAGATGGCTATCAGTGTTGTGATGTCCTCAGTAGAAATACTGCTCCGAAAGCATAAAAAAGTTAGGTTGTTAGTTTGTGAAGGCAACCACGATGAGTCAGGTTCTGCATGGCTCAGGAAAGCCTGCAAAAAAATATACTCAAACAATAATAGGCTAGAAGTAGACGATACTGAGTTTCCGTATTATGCTTATCTACATGGCGAAATTATGTTGGGTTTCCATCATGGGCACAAGAAAAAGAACACAGCCTTACCACAGTTATTCGCCTCTGAACCGCGCTATCGAAATATGTGGGGGTCTGCTACCTATTGTTACATACACACTGGGCACTACCACCACGCAGAACAAAACATGGCAGAAAATGGCGGTGCGATTGTAGAACGACACCCAACTCTAGCAGGTTGTGATGCTTATGCCGCTAGGGGTGGTTATGTTAGTTGGCGAGCCGCTCATGCTATTACTTATCATATTACTGATGGCGAACATTCACGAAAAACTGTTGTGCCGAGGTTAAAAAATGTCCAAAAAAATCCTGAACTTTCCAGACAATAAAAATGATGATAAACATACTATTAAGAAAGAGTTTTGCGAGTGTGGTAACAGCCTTGACCTTTGGTCTGGTACTGATGGTCATGCTTACGGCTTGTGTAGTGTTTGCGATTTTAATATTGGTAAACAGCCCATTATACTTGATAAGGGAGATTAGTTATTTATGGGTAAACGAAAAGCCCCCACAGTAGCGCAAGAATTAGAAAAAGCCGCTAAGTTGATGCAACGCCTAGTTAGGCTAAAAGCATCAGACGATAATGGATATTGTGCTTGTGTTACTTGTGGGAAAGTTGACCACTACAAGTCTATGCAGGGCGGGCATTTTTATAGCCGTAGGCATATCATATTTAAAGTCTACATCGAAAACTGCCATCCCCAATGTCCCGCCTGTAACCAGTGGGGAATGAAGACCACCAAAATCCAAGAAGCCTACCGCATCTATATGGAAGATATGTATGGGGCTAGACGAATTAGAGCAATGCAAAAACTAGCATGGCGACCTAGCCCAAAATTCTATAGGAAAGATATAATTGACCTACAAAATGAGTTTAAAGAACAGATTAAATATCACGAAAAAAGAATCGGTATAAGTTAAATAAACGATTGACAATAGTTTAGTTGTCTCATAAGATGTGCTTACATTAATCAAAACAAAGGTACTAAATTATGAACTACGAAACTGCAATCGCTAAACTGTTTAACGAAATCGCTACTGACTTTGCTAACTGGCGCGAAAAATCAGAGTATGGTGATACAGACAATGCTTATGAAGAAAAACTCAGTCAACTGGCAATTTCTAATGGCAGAAAATACGACAGAGTTGTAGTAAATCAAAATGGCAGAGATTCTGTTTGGGGATTCATTGTTAAAGCAGATGGTGATAAATTCAAAGAAGGTGACATTTTATTAGCGGCATCTTGGGCATCTCCTGCAACAAACAAAGCACGAGGCAACATCTTCGAAGAATACAACATCAGTTGGACACAACCTAACTACTTGTTCTAAAAATCATTGCCCTCGAAAGGGGGCATATTTTCGCTAAATAAGTTAAATAAACTGTTGACAATGTTTTGGTTAACTCATAAGATGGCTCTACATTAATCAAATAAGGTAAATTAATTATGTATGAACACACTTTAGAAAAAGCAATTAATTCAGAACCTACATTTGTAGAATTTCAAGATGGTAGTTGGTTCATTGCACCGCTAAAATCTTATTCACTTTTAGATGGTCAAATTTGGGAACTTGTAAACCATAAACCATTAAAAGAAGTTGAACCATTGACTGAAGAAGAAATTTTGGCTGACCTTAAAAGAAGTTACTGGGAATCAACATTCTAAAATGACCGCCCCCGAAAGGGGGCAACTAATCAAATTGGAGAAATAAAATGTTATATGAATACCAAAAAACCTATATGGATTTAAATGAAATCAAAAAAACAAAAAGAAACTACAAGCCACTTATAGCCGCTGTAGCATTGTTTTTTATGTATGCTGTTGTTTCAACAATGGACTACCAAGATTGTTTAAGAGGTGCTGTATCATGTTAAATGGTGATTACGATGATTTCATCTGGGGTAACCTTGACAAGCTAAATGCCGAAGATGCAAGGCTTACAGATTTAGATGATGAACTATTAGACGAAGCAGTTTATATTTGGTTGATGACGCATAAGTCTTGGTTCGACGATATTTACCCTGCATCATTTAGCACTGGCGTTTCCGAAATAATGACAGAAATGCTATTTGGCAAAACACAGGTTCCTAGCAGGGTGGTTTCTAATTTGTTTATAGCAATGGCAGATGATAGCGGTTCAGATGATAAAGATGATAATTGGTGGTCGTCTGCAAGTGATAGACATTTAGATGAAATTGTTAATCTTGGTAATTTTGCTGATGATTTTAGAAGCAGTGTATATTTGTATTTAGAAAGCAGTATTGAAGATTACATTTTTGACCGAATGGCTCGATTATTAGATAACGAAAAATATGAGAGATACGATGAAGAATAAAACTGACTGGGAAAGACTACGTGATTCATATCCTGCACTAGAAAATGAGTTTGACAAAGAAGAACGAACTGCATTTGAAAACTGGGTTGAAGATATGGGTTTTGATGGCATAATAGCAATAGATGGGGTGAAGCATGACAAAGAAACAAAAAGCAAAAAAAGCAGTTAAAGAAGCAAACAAAGTGGCAGATATCGAATTGATAAAAAGCAAAATATCAGGCTACAGAAAAAATGTTTTAGATTGGTTAAATTCTGAAACCTATGGTTACAAAAGATTCTCAATTATTGTAGCAGTTATAGTAGCGATTGTTGTAATATTATAAATAAACACTAGTAGCGCGTTCCTCCTTAGACGTGATTAGCCAGAGTGGTTCACTGGTGCTACGAAACGAACCACTATGACTATTCCGCATAACCTTTATGCAAATTAAGCATTAGCAATATATATTCTAATATATAAAATACCGCCTTCACCAGTAGAGACAACTCCCATGAAATTAATGCTCATATTCGCAGTGATTACACTTGCGATAATTGCCTATGATGATTTAGGCGGTAGACCCCTGAAACGCAATGAATCAGAACAAAGTTAAACGCTTGCTTTATGTCAAATGTTTAGTTAAGATATTACTACTGACAAATTAGCGATTGCTAAGGAGTGTAGTAATGAACTTAAATTTAAGTACACACATAATCGAATGTGAGGAAAATGGTTGGACTGATTTGTTGTCTAAACTAGATGAGATAACACAAAGTCTAATTGATAATCCCAGTGCAGGGCATCAAATAAAAACAGCATTAGTGTTTTGGCGTGATGCTGTTAATTGCCGTCTAAGTGGATTACCACCAGAAGAAAATTCCATTATTCTCCACAATCCTATTATGAGTGTCGCAAAATCATTTGGGACTGAGGTATGAGTTTAACCATAGAATACAAAAAAACTGGGGATTTGATTCCTTACATTAACAACAGTAGAACACACTCTGAACAACAAGTAGCCCAAGTAGCGGCAAGCATAAAAGAGTTTGGTTTTACTAATCCAATTTTAATTGACGAAGATGGTGGCATTATTGCAGGGCATGGCAGGCTACAAGCCTCTCAGTTGCTTGGTCTTGATGATGTTCCGACAATCACATTAAACAACCTTACAGAGGCACAGAAGAAAGCCTACGTTATTGCTGATAACCAATTAGCACTAAATGCAGATTGGGACATTGATGCTCTAAAGGTTGAAGTAAGCAGGCTAACAGAGTTAGACTTTAATTTAGATGTTCTTGGTTTTGATGATGATATGCTAAAAAACCTAACAGATACATTTGAGCCTAATTTCGACCCTGCTACAGAAGAAGAACAAGGTCAGTTAGATGAACTTGACCCTAAGTGGATAGATTGTCCGCATTGTGGGAAAGAGTTTGATATGAGGGGAGTAGAATGAGTGCAAACCATGAGCAAAAAAATAAGAACATATTAAGTCGTTTTGATACTGAGAAAAGCGGTTCTAAGATTCGTAAATATGAATTTGAGATGAACGGCAAAACAGTGCGAATGATTAACATGGAAAATGCTACACTAGAAGAAGCAAAACAATCTCTAAAAACTAGATGGGGTGATTTAGTTCAAAATGTCAGAGAGTGCTAAACTAAAAATCGATTGGGCTAGTTTTGATGCGGCTAAGTATGCTTGTGAGAATTGGCACTATAGTGGCGTTATTCCTGTTGGCAAATTAGTAAAGGTTGGTGCATGGGAAGATGGCAAGTTTATCGGAGTAGTATTATTCGGTAGAGGTGCTAACAACAATATGCTAAAACCATTTGGGCTAAAAGCAGACGAAGGTTGTGAGTTAGTCCGTATAGCATTAACAAAGCACAAAACACCAGTGAGCAAGATAATGGCATTAGCAATTAAGTTTCTTAAAAAAGCTAACACAGGTTTAAGGCTTGTGGTTAGTTATGCTGATGCTGACCAAAACCATCATGGCGGAATCTATCAAGCAACTAATTGGGTTTATAGTGGTCTTATGAATGCAGGTAGTATGGGTGCTTTTATTATCAATGGTAAAAAGACACATCCTAAATCTGTACATAGCAAAGGTGTTAAGCAAAACATAGACGCAGTAAGAAAACACTTAGACCCTAACGCTACTATATTTTATACAAAGGGAAAGCATAGATATCTGATGGCATTGGACAAAGAAACAAAACAGTCTATAATGCATTTAAGCAAACCTTATCCGAAGCGTGCAAAAGAGCAGGCGCTAGAGAACCCCTCTAGTCTGGGCGGTGCAACTCCGACCTGTACGCTCCAAGTTTCCTAATTATGAAAATAGGCAATCAAGGCGATGGGGGTGGCAGACCACCTGTAGTGCTTACAGATGCACAGATAATAGAACTGCAAGCATTAGCCGCTGTATTAAACAAAACACAAGTAGCAGACTATTTCGGTATCACCGAGAAGACTTTGCGTGAAATCGAAAAACGCCAACCAGAAGTTTCTACCGCATATAAAAGGGGCAAGGTTAAACAAGTCGCCAGTATGGGTAGCAACCTAGTTCAGTTAGCAAAGCAGGGCAATGTATCAGCAAACATTTTCTATCTTAAAACTCAGGGTGGTTGGAAAGAAGAACAGCCAGAGCCTTTAGAAATACCTCAGCTAAATATCATAGTGAACAGCGATGCATCTGACTGACCCACAAAGAGACATTTTTACTTGTGATTCAAGGTTTAGGACTGTTGTAGCAGGCAGGCGGTTTGGCAAAACATATTTATCGACATTAGAAATACTAAAGCAAGCAATATCAGGCAAAAACAAAAACGTCTGGTACATAGCTCCCACATATGGGGCGGCTAAGGAAATTGCGTGGCAGATGTTGATTAACACTATCCCCGAAGAATATATCCACAAAACAAACGAAACAGCATTAACAGTAACTTTAATCAATGGTTCTTTAATCAGCCTAAAGGGTGGTGAAAAACCAAACAACCTACGAGGCAGGGCTTTAGACTTCGTGGTGTTAGATGAGTTTGCTGATATGCGAAAAGAAGTTTGGGGCGAAATAATTAGACCTAGTTTGTCTGATAGACAAGGCGGTGCACTTTTTATTGGTACACCAAAAGGGCGTAATCACTTTTACGATTTATGGGCAGGCGGTTTAGTTGGCAGTGATACATGGACTAGCTTTCAGTACACCACGATAGAAGGCGGTAATGTTCCTGCTGATGAAATAGAACAAGCAAAGATGGATTTGGATGAGAGAACATTCAAACAAGAATATTGCGCGGAATTTGTCACATACAGTGGCTTAGTGTATTATTCGTTTAGTAGGGAATTGTCAGTAGTAGATTATGACGATGATGGCGGCACACTGTACATCGGGTTAGATTTCAATGTCGACCCAATGTCAGCTGTTGTTTGTTTGCGTAAGGGTGAGAACATCATAGCTGTAGACGAAATAGTTATGTATGGTTCAAACACAGACGAAATGTGCGAAGAAATATTACAGCGTTATCCAAATCGACATATTATTATTTTTCCAGACCCTGCATCAAGACAGCGCAAAACAAGCGCAGGCGGTAGAACAGATTTGTCTATCTTACAAAACGCAGGATTTAGCGTTAAGGTCAAGAAAAGGCATCCGTTGGTCAGGGATAGAATCAACGCGGTGAATAGTCGGCTATTGAGCAGTGATGGTGCTAGGCACTTATTCATTAGCCCAAAGTGTCGGCAAACAATAAAAAGTTTAGAAAGACAAACATATAAAGAAGGTACGAGCCAACCAAATAAAGATGGGTTCGACCATATGAACGATGCACTAGGTTACTTAATAGAATACATATTCCCAATAAGAACCGAGTACGAAGTAGAACAACCGACTAGGTGGACTTGATGCAATCACAGAACATAGATAACACTCACCCTATTTATGATGACCTAAAAAACCGTTGGGAATTTTATCTTCGTTCCTACATGGGTGGAGAAGATTATATTGAGGGCAATTACCTCACGAATTACATATCAGAAGATGGCAATGAATACAGCAGGCGATTAGACCTAACGCCTATGGATAATCACTGTAAGAACATAGTACACATCTACAGCAGTTTCCTATGGCGCGTTCCACCTACAAGAGCATTCAACACATTGTCAGGAAATCCTGCTTTAGACCCATTCCTTAAAGATGCTGATTTAGATGGTCGTTCATTCAATGCATTTATGAGACAGGCACAAGTTTGGTCTAGTGTATATGGACACGTTTGGTTGTTGCTTGATAAACCTAAATCGAATGCGGCTACAAGAGCAGAAGAACTAGAGCAAGACGTCAGACCTTATATTAATTTGTTCACGCCAGAAAATGTATTCGATTGGAAATATGAGCGCAGTGAATCAGGTAGATTTGAGTTAACTTATCTTGTATTGCGTGAAGCAGTAGAGCGCGTTGATGATGTTACTGTCGATGAATACTTTAAAAAGTGGACTAAAGACAAAATCGAAACTTATGTAATGCGTAACAACCAAGAGGAGCAAAAGATTGATGAAATGGATAATCCGCTTGGCAAGATACCTGCAGTACACCTACCTGCTAACCGTTCAGTACAACGAGGAGTTGGTGTTTCAGATTTATAAGACGTGGCTTATATGCAACGAGCAATTTATCAAGAACTGTCTGAAATAGAGCAACTAATTAGAATCAGCAACCACCCGACATTAGTAAAGACGTTTGAGACTGATGCTAGTGCAGGTGCAGGTGCAGTGATTAATTTACCTGACGATATGGATGGACAACTAAAGCCTTATCAGATGCAACCATCAGGGCAAAACCTAGATGCTGTACGCAACTCAATTAAAGATAAAGTTGAAGCTATCA